CTTTGTACGAAGATGAGCATGGTAAAATAATAAAAAGGAGATGGAAAGATGAACGATAAGTTGTTTAGAACGCTTCTAAAGAGATACGAAGCAGAGATTGAGGATGCACACTACAAGATAGATTGCATCAACGATCATAACTTGGTGATACCAGAACATGTGGATATTACAGGGGAGATTGATATCCTGCTGGGCAAGATAGGTAAGGCTGAGGAAAAGTTGTCCGTAATGAGAAAATATTATGGCCAAAAAAAGGCAGACAAGAGTGTTTTGTAGAAACCCATGGAACTATGGAACCTCCATGGAACTTTTTTTTCGACCTAGAAACCGCTATATATATACACTTTCTAGACCAAAACATAAAAAGTTCCACGGTACCATTACTTTTTTTGCCACTGAAGAAAAAAATTAATTTGGTCTAGAGTAGACTATATAGTATAATTTGATATGCCTAGGAAAAGACGAAAAAGAATTGCAACTGATAGTGCTCCCGAGATACCTTATCCGAGAGTCAGAGTGGAGTGGATTGATTGTGTCAGTGACTCTGGCTGGGCTACTGATAAAGAGTTTGATAAAATGAAACTAGCAAGACCAGTTAATGAAGGTTGGTTGTATTCTAAAGATAATAAATCTGTAAAACTGTTTGCGTCTTACGATAAAGATGATGATGGTATTACTTTTGGGGATCGGACGATGATTCCTCGGGCTTGGGTAAAGAAGATTCAGAAACTGTAGATGGAGTCACGTTTATCATCTGTGCGTAATCGTCTTCAATCTGTTTTAATTTTGCTTCTAATTCTTGTTCTGACATATCTTCTAATTTCCCAGTTTTTATTATTTTTCTGTCTATGTATAGTCCTGCTGCCTTGCCTCGATTTGCTTCAGCATTCACAGCGGAAGAGAAAGAACCTTTCTTCAACGCAGCTTCACGAAGTCTAGCAAGTTCTGCTACATGTCCCTCGTAAGTAACCTCATGTTTTTTAAGTCTTTCTTCTTTTAGTTGACCAATATATTTTACAACAAGTGGTGACTGTTTTGGATTAGTTAATTCTGACCCCTCTTGTCTGGCACGTTTAGGACTGTAACCTGCAGCGAGTGCTGCCTCTGTTTGAGTCATAGGTCCCTCAGGCCCACCAAATACTAAAAATTCAGCGAACTTCATTTGCATGTCTGTTAATCGTTTAGGAACTCCCATATTGACAATTTAAGGTAACTATCCTATATTGTCAAGAATGAAAGACGATCGAGGTCCAGCAGATTTAACAAAACAGATAGAAAATTTAAAACTTACTATCACTATGTATCAAACTATTTTAAGAGATGCACAGAAACAAATTTATTATTGGAAAACTTTTTGGTACGAAAGTCAAAGCAAAGAAAACTTATTGCAAGGTTATAAAAAAGTGATACAGGAATTATCTAATAAGTTGATAAAAAAAGACAAATGAGAGTAAAAGACCTACAACAATTTTTAGGATCTTTTACTGAAGGATCTGAGGCAGTCAAGAACGCAGTTCTTTTTGTAGAGATAAAAGGTAAACTACATGCAATTAGACGTATGGAAGTCCATGAGAATGTGCATCCAATTGTAGGATTACCAGGTCATTACAGTCATAGGTTAGTATTAAAAACTGAAAAACCATCTAGTCTTATTTTACCGGAAAAGCTTCAAAAGGACTATTAAATGAATGACAACGTTACCTCGAAAAACATATGGGACCAGAGCGTAAATTATATCAAAAAATTAAAAAAAATATTACATCTATTTCTTGGATTCGACTTGAAAACCTTAGCTCTTCCGGTACTCCTGATCTATTGGGCTACAATAATTCTGGCACCTTTTTCACAGTAGAATTAAAGGTTACTAAAGGTAACAAAATTAAATTTTCTCCACACCAAATTGCCTTCCATGTGAAGCATCCAAACAATACTTTCATCTGCATTCAGCACCTCGGTTCAGGCACCGTGAAACTTTTTCGTGGTTCTAGAATCAAGGAGCTTGTGGCTTGTGGCTTTAAGCTTGACGCTTGCTGCTTGGGGCTTGAGGCTTGTCGCTTGGAGCTTGAGGCTTGTGGCTTGCGGCCTGGCGCTTGAGGCCCGGATCAGGACGTACGTCGCTAGGCCCACGCGTTGAGTTAGCATGACTAATAGCCTGATCCGATTTATTACGTAGCTTGCGTAATTCTTTATAATACTTTGGATGTCGAAACATTTCAATGTTTTCCGTATTTAATAGTTTTGATGTTGCTGTCCCAGCATGCCCGGCAGTCTCTGCATTCGTTGTCCTGTTGAGCTGCAGGACAGGTAGCCCCGGCTGTCACCACTTCTGAAGAGTTCGGCCACGAATCAGGCGCCGTCTGGTCTACCATCGGCGCACTAAATCGTATGACTAAATTGTTGGGCTTTGCTGTCAGGTGGTCCTTTATCCAAGCTTCTCGAGTCGGGAGCCAGTGCTTTTTTGTAGGTGTTAACCTGCAGACTTCATAAATTTTTTGTAAGTGGTTCAGGTCCTGTACGTCTCCGCTGTCATGCCATCTGAAAACATCGGGCTTCTTGCTGTTGATCAGGTGAGCCATTGCCTGGACCCAGTCCGGACGCTTGATAGCTGCCAGCCTTCGATACTGTGCATCCTGAACAACCTTGAACACGTAACAGCCCTTGAGCGCGTAACAGTCATAACAGACTGAGCCCTGAACCTTCTGAAGCTTGCCGCCAGTCTTGCATTCTTTGGCGGGTAAACCTATCGACCAGCCAGGCATCTTGCTTGGCTTGCTCAGGCTGCCTCCGATAATTTTTAAAGCTTCTTTGGTTTGCATATGTCCTTTATAATCCTATATTGTTTTCTTGTCAAGCTTGCGGCTTGTTGCTTGCAGCTTGCGGCCTCCTGCTTGTAACCGTTGGCCTCGAGCCAGCGCCAGTGGTTAATTAAAACCTGAATACTTTCTGAACCGTTTCTTGCCATAATTCCTTTCTTGCTTGTAGCTTGCTGGCCAGTAGTCAGGATCCTGTCCGCTTAATCTACACCACTCGGGCTACAAACAATGGATCAGCGGCCCCTCTTCGTTCCGGTAAAGGACCGATGGTTTAGGCCAGCCGAGTGCATTTAAGCCACTGATCCCAGGTCCTTGACTTATTTGGGAATTCATTACGCGCAACCCAAAATGTTCATCAAAGACCAGGGATCAGTTCTAGTTGTGCGTGCAATACAATGACCTCTGCAGAGGCGCACCACAACCAGAAGTTGTCCCACCTTTATAGTTTTTAGAAGCGATAAAGGTATAATGAGGCTTCATAGAAATACAATATAATCCTTGACTATCCTATTGTCAAGTGATAATTTCAAATTAATTAAATATAGGAGAAATAAATATGACTACAAAAAAGATAACACTTAACGCAGAAAAACGTAAAGTTATTGCAGACCAATTTCAATCTTTTTACGAAGATAAGGTAAAAGATAAATTGGTTCAAGCAAAAGAACAATATGACATCATGCGTGAGAAAGCAAAAGAGATGATTGAGAAAGTTGTGAGATTTCATCAACCTCAATATGATGTTGACACAATCAGATCAATGATAAAAAAATACAATAGTGCAGGTGGCGAATTGTATGAAGATAATTGTTTCTATGTTTCAAACCCTATTACAAAAGTTGATGATGAGGGAAGAGAGTATACTGACAATCAAGAAATCCATGTAAGGTTTGACATGAGTAGAAACTTTGCAAGAGCATATTATCGAGATGAATTGAAAGCAAAGGGATTAAACCCAGATTTCAATTTGGCTATTGATCATGACTACTCAAAAAGAAATCCAAAATATTATGCTGATGAAAGCGCAGTAAATAAATTTTTGGGTTGGAATACAAGTTCAAATGATGATAAATCTATAACTACACCCAGAATGAAATGGGAAGAAGATTTTAAACTTTGGACTATTGGAACAAGATATTGTCATTCAAGACAATTCAAAGTTGATGAGAACGCATTAAACTTTTTTAAAATGTATGTTCAAAGTGCTGACAATGTAATCAAAGAACATGAGAGTATGTACAATTATGTTGAGGGCAAGATGAAAACTTTAAGATTAGGTTTAAAATCTTACAGACATTTTGACCAAGCAAAAGCACTTGCAGATAAAGTTGGAGTTGTTTTAAATGAAACAATGTTAAACGAAAGTTCTAGTTTAGCTTTATCAATTTATAGTCCAGATAATTTAGCAAGTTTATTGGAAGATAAAGAGGTCTTAACTAGAGATCAAAAGATTGCTATTGCAAGAAAACAAATGCAACAAACTGTAAATTAACAGTTGACACCCTATCCTACTTATTGTAGGATAGGGACAGAAAGAGAGAAATAACTATGACTAAAACATTTTATATAACTTACTGGGCTTCTAAACATAAGAAGCACATAACAAGACAAGGCAAACATGATGATAAATCTCGTTATGGTGTTGCTAAAAATGGGACTGCGTATTATGTCTATTATGACCTAGACGCACATGGATACAGGACTGCAAGTGGCAGTTGGAAAGTGAGGCATTAATGAAATTATTTTTAATGTTGTTTGGGTTTGTATGTTTAAATGCCGGAATAATTCTGGCATTGCATTTTGATAAAACTATCGGACTACTAGTATCAGCATATGGACTTTGTACTTTTTGGATGATGTTGCCAGATAATAGAGGTAGACATGAGTGATTATAATTGGTGTCATGGACCAGAGTGCCATAAGAAACATACTGTCGACAGAGTGCGAGGTGTAAAAGGTTCAAAGGTTTTGAGGACCAGAAAGATTGCAGAAAAAGGTTGGAACAGGAATAATTGTTGGTCACACTTTTGCAGTCAAGGTTGTTGGAATGATTTTATGGCTGCACATTGGTACGAGTTTATTACATTGCACCCAAGGACCGAGTGCCTCGAAACACCAGTAGATGTAGTTGTAGAAACTAGACAAGATTGGTCTGGTCGTGACTATAAAACAAAAATAATAAAAGAGGTTGACAATGCTTGACTTATCCTATATGATCCAGGACATGACAGACAATAAAGACTATACAAGAAGAAACAGATTCAATAACAAGACTGTTGAATTAACAAAAGAACAAGCGGATCTACATGACCAGATATTTTATCA